TATCTGTAGTCATTTGGTTATGTTATCCTTTCCAAACATATCAAAATTTGCTAGATTTGCCATAACTACCCTGTAGCCTTATATGCTACCTCCTCACACAAAGGGGTAGTTACCAACTATGGAAGATCAAGAAGAAAAGGACAGTAATCGTGTTGAAACGATTGTTAAGATTGCAGTCTTAGTATGGTCAGCAACCATGCTTAGTTTGAGCTATTATGAACCTCCGAATGGACAGAAGATAGTAGACTTCGATCCAACCTTTATAGCTTCAATCTTTTCGGGATCGCTTGCTTCTTTCGGTTTGCAGGTAGGTAAAAAGAAAAATAACGCACCTAAAATAGCAGATAACAAAGATACTAATGTAGGAATCAAATGAAAAAACTAATTCCATTCTTATTTTTAGTCAGCAGTCCTACCGCAGTTCTGGCTGATATCTCTCATTCAATTCAAAATATAGTTTCGGTCAGCACTTTAGGAGCACAATCCACAGCAAATAGAGTAGGCACTACTTTCTCTGCTTCAGGTACTAATGTAACTCCAACTGCCAATGAAACTGCCAATGCTATTGGTACGTTAGACCTGACAGATGCACAGATAACAAATGGAGTCCCAACTATAGATTCAACAACGACTTATGCGGTTACTACAACGGGAGATGCCTGGTCTGTGTCTGAAAGCTACATTCAAGGTGATGCAATACCTTCATCAAATACCACAGTAACTAATGGTGTCGTTCCTGCCTTGCCTATCTTTGGAGACACAACTACTGTCTCTGGTGGAGATATTGGTACGACAGCGATGACAATGGACTCTGGAGGTGCGATGACAGTTAACCTATCTGCTACAGGTGCAGGTGTTACAGCACAGATGTCCAATACAATAAAACTAGAAATTGATTAATGAGGTGGCTTGTACTTTTATTTCTTGCAATACCTAATGCAAAAGCTGGAAGCATTACACCAGCCTTCACGACAGGACAGATTGAATCTACCAGTACAAGTAAAACAGTTATTGTTGAGACTATCGTTACAGAAAACTATAGGACAGGATATTCATATTCAATGCAAGGGACTAACGTACAACCATCACAAGGTACAGTTATTTCACCTGACGCAACTTATACAAACACGCAGACTATTAATGGAGTGTCCTTTAAATGGGTAACTCCAGAACTAAATACAAAACCACAATGGGAGGTAGTAGATCCAACAAAAGCATTTTCGATCACCGAGAATTTTTTAGCTCCTGGTTTGGATGCAACCAGTACCGTCCAAAGGACTATAAATACAGAAAGCCAAAGTACCAGTTTAAGTATCTTCTCGCAATAATTTTATGTAGCCTATCCCCTGTAAATGCTAATACCGTATCTAGCCCTTCGGCATCCAGTAGCGGAACCGTTATCAATAATGGCTATCAATCCATATCAGGAGGTTTCCCAACTCACAGGTTTTCAAATGGAATACAATGTCAGCTACCCACTCTTGGAATCAACCCCTTCATTACTAAGGGAGAAAATTTTAGCCTACCAAAATCTACAACAACTAGAACCAACATATACGATCTTTCAGAAGATGCTGATGGTAATCTTATTAATCCTGGTCGTATCCTTTACACTTCAGAACAGCCAAGATTAGATCAGACAACATATAATCTAAATTATGGAGTGACAGTAAGCTTGCAGATACCTTTAGGTAAAAGGTTTAATGATATGTGTCTAAGAGCAGCAGAAGCAAACATTAAAGGACAGGAGTTTGCATTGACCAAGCTGAAACTCGAAGCTAATTTGGCAAGACTAAAAATATGCTCAGAGCAACTGAAACTTGGTGTTAAGTTTGTTGGAGATGATGCTGTTACTTGTAAGAATGTAGTATTAACAACCGTTCCAAATCAAGTATTACCACATACGCACAAATTAGAGACAAAAAAATAAGCCTAAGTGACCGCTTAGACTTATTGTTTAACCTCAAAGTTAAATCACAAGGGATAATAGATCAAGCAATTAAACCGATATTGACTCAACGCCAAGAGGTTCGCTTAGTCTCCTTGTGTTATTTATTATATACAAAATTATGGGCAAGTCAACCAGCCTTGTTGTTCTTGCCCTTGTTAAATTTAGCAAGAATTTTTTTAAATATAGTCTTACTTAAACCCTTGATGACAGGTAAAAGTAATGGAGTGGTGGCAGCAATGAGAGAAATAGTAACGACATTAAGAGCAGCACTAGGACTCGGTAATACAGAGTCAATAAACGTGATGTCCTCATACAAAGTTATGCACTCTATTCCATCTTCACCTCTTTTATGTCCAGAGACACGTTCCAATCGTTTTTCGTTACGAAAGTCGCCTACTCTTTGATCTTTTTTACTAGGACAAGGTAAAGTTTCTTCCTCTTTTTTCTTTTCAACAGGTGGCGGTATAGATACTCTTTGTTGTGGTTTAGTTTCATTCTGTACAGGATTACTCTCCGTATAGATCAACTCATTCATATCAAACCTTATTGGATTGAATGAAGGGATCTGACCTTCTGGACAGGTAGTAAACGTACCGTTAGGATCTGCTATTAACAAAGAAGGATTGCGTGTAATCTGTAGATCTCTATGAAATAAGTTACAGCCTGGTATCTGACCTTCTAATTTATGTTGTGTAAAATATGGTGTCTCAGGTATCTCAATATTTGGCAGTGCTACTTTAGGTACTTTAATAGTTGGCACTTATCATTTATTAAATGGTATAGAAACACCTGTTGTACTAGGCATCGCACTATCCAATGCCTTCGGCATAATTCCTGATACCTTTTCCATAACTTTATCCATCATCATCTTTTCAAACTGTGGACTTGTTACCCAGTTATACATTGCGTAGCCAGCCCCTATGGTTGTTAAACTAATCAGGAACGATAGGATGGATAAAACTGACGAAATCTTATTTAACATGAGGAGAGGTGCATTTGCAGTTATATACATGATAGTCATAACTACAGTGTGTGTAAGCACACCCCTATTCATATTTAGTTATATTCTCAGAGTTTTATCTTCAAACCCAACTTCGTGCCGTATGCGTTAGTTGTATCTGTAACGATAGAAAATTCTCCGTAAACGTCAACTCTTTCTGAAGCTGCTACTGAACCGCCAACTTTACCAGAGAAGTTTGTGCTTGATTCGCCACCATCAGGGTTAGATAAAAACGCACCACCTTGTAGGTAGTAAGAAGCAGTTCCATTGCCACCTTCGTACCCTAGGTGTAGATCAGTTCCAGAACCGTTATAGTCTCTACCTGTGTAAGAACCATTGTTTTCTACGTTGACGTAGAACCCTGCAAAAGCGGGTGATATTGCTGAAGCAGCAGCTACAGCTAAAATTTTTTTAAGCATTTAATTAATTAAATTAAAGTTGTATGCTAGTAGATTTTTTATTCTTTTCAAGTCTTTTGTTACTACGACATAATCTAGTCCTACACGCTCCAGAGCAATATATCTTTCTTTGTTCCATTGTATTAAATGTAGCACCACAGGCAGGACACTCTCTAACAAGTATCCCTTCTACTTTTTTTCGTTTTTTACCTCTAATTCTATATTATCTGTTTTTTCTTCCTCTTCATTTATCTTTTGCAATAACAATTGATAAGCCTGTATCCCACCTTCTAATTTAAGAACATAAGAATTTTGTTTAATAATTTCTTGTTGCCATTCAAGAATTTGTTTTTCTATTAGTGCTTTCATTAAATCTTTGTTTTTCCTAGTGTAACAGCAGCATCTTGTGCTGTGAAGTCTTCAGTTGTCCAAATACTAGTAGTACCATCCTCTTTCTTATATGCCTTGATAATTTCAAGATGCCTTACATTTCTATCTATTTCTTCTTTCTGCTCATCTGTAAGAGATGACAAAGCGGAAAGAGTGTTTATAACAGTTACGCTATCTCCAGCATTAGTAAAAATAGTTGCAATTTCTTCAGCGGTACGTTCAGCCATTTGATTTTAGTTTCTCAACCTCTATTGTAAGCTCTTGGATCGCTTTGACAAGAATGGGTACTAACTTACCGTAACTTGTTTCTAAACGATCAGGGTTATGATCCATAACAAGACCTAAATAATCAGCGTCATTTTCTTTCTGTAGTTGCTGGAAATCTTGTGCTATAAAACCAGCTTCATACAATCCATCCTTGCCATTCCCATCTCTAGTTTCCCATTTAAATTTGACAGGGTTTAAGGATTTTACAAAATCTAAACCAAGATCAAGAATGTTTATATCTGTTTTATCTCTTCTATCTGATAAAGAACTTATTGTTTGTGTGTTAGACCGTATGGTAGCGGTGCTGGAGTTACCTAAAGTGATTTCATTTGATACTGTTGCCGAACTTGCTATGGCTTGACGACCTATAAGAATATTATTTGATCCCGTAGTTATATCTGTAGATGTTTCTGTAAAACCAGCCCTTTCTCCTAGAAAAATATTATTAGAACCTGTAGTGATGGCTGCGCCAGCTTGATGTCCAAGCCCTACATTTCTAGAAGCTGTGGTTCCTTGTGATAAAGCTCCAGTACCAATTCCAGTATTGTATCCACCTGTAGTGCAACTTGATAAAGAATAAGCACCAAGCCCAGAGTTTCCAGTTCCAGTGGTAAGACTTTTTAAAGAAAAACCAATAGCGGTTACATTATGTGCAGAAGTAATTGATTGACCAGCTCGATGACCATACAAAGTTACATATGAACCGTGATCGACACTATCTGTAGAACCATCAGTCAAAGCATTACCAGCTAAATAACCAGCTACTGTAGCTTGATTATTATTGGTAGTAGCTTGTGATACGTCCCAATCTCCTGCAACCGTAATGGTTTTGGTAGCTCCTGTACCAGAAGCAGTTATAAGATTACCAACAAAATTTAATGTACTTCCTGAAGTTGATAATGGTGAACCTTCTTCTTGCACAGTAACACCACCAGATGCTGCTGCAAACCCTGCTTCTCCATTGGCATCAACTGTTAGTACATGACCTTCTGTAGCTGTACTATCTTTAACTGTAAAGTTAAGACCAGGAACTCTAAACTTGGTAATGTTAGTGTCACCTATAGTTACTTCATTAGATACTGTTGCTGCACTAGCACTAGCATTTTTTCCAATTAAAATATTATTTGAACCAGTAGTAAGATCGTTTGTACCTGAGTTTCCAGCCCAATTACCTATCAAAGTGTTGTAAGTTCCTGTCGTTATCTGTTTACCAGCTTCTCTTCCCACAGCAACGTTGTGTGTTCCTGTCGTGTTATTAAATAATGTCTGATAACCAACTCCAACTAAATCACTACCTGTTGTGTTGAAGTAACCAACGGCAGCCCCAATAAATGTATTTCTACTTCCAGAAGTTGTACTAAGTGCCACATTAGCTCCTACAGCAGTATTTTGACTACCTGTTGCCAATGTAAGAGCAGTAGCTCCAATTGCTGTATTATTAATACCGTTGTAGTTAGTTTTTAAAGCACCATGTCCTACTGCCGTTGATCTCGTGCCAGCATAATCTTTACCAGCGTGATAACCAAAGAAGGAATTATATCCTATAGCCGAAGTACTTACCGAGCTACCTGCACTTGTTCCCGCAAGTGTATTCTGTTTTGCATCAGATTCTAAGCCTCCACCACCTCCGCTACCAACCTCAACAACTGATCCACCATCTGTCTTAGTAAAAACACCTCCATCAGTAGTATTAATACCTAATTCACCAACATCAAGATCTGAAGCACTAGGATCACCAGTGCCTCTTTTGTGTTTTATTTTAGACATTTAGAATGAGCCCCCGTCTATAACTCCAACTGTTAAAAGACCACTAGACGGATTGTAAGAAAGACCTGAATCTGTTTCTATTCCTTGTGATCCTGTAGTACCATCAACAAATGTTAAATATACAGTTTCATCTGTTGAGTTATTAGCAGTAGCATTAACATTTGTAGCAGTAGAGGCAGTAGTAGCAGTTGCTGCGTTTCCTGTAGTGTCTTGATTTAAAGTTCCAATAGTAAATGTTATTTCATCACTAGAAGCATTAGTTGTAATTGCTAAACCACCAGCACCTACAAATGTAGCTGTGTCAGTGGCACTTTCAGCAGCTACAGTTGATTGACCTGATACTGCAATATTAGAAAAAGCATTTTGGTTTACATCTCCACCAGCACCAGCAGCTTCCCATACTAACCCATTTGTATCGTCAAATTTAAGAACGTATCCATCAGTAGGATTGTTATGCACATCTAACATGGCTTCTGTAATAGAGTCGTTTGTCACAGAGATTGCATGACCAGAAACTGTAATACCAGCACCACCTGTAAGACTTACCCAATCAAGGCCACCTGATCCATCTGTTTTTAACAACTGATTTGAACTACCATCAGTAGTTGGAAATGTGAGTGTATAACTTGCATTTGCATTATGAGCGGGAGATTTTAATTTAATGCCATGAGAGTTTTGTGAACAGTTAAGTTGCAAATATCCATCTGTAGTGCCATCACCTTTAACAGTTAAACCAGGTGCAGAAGATGTAGATATAAGGTTAAGCATATCTCTTTCTACAGAACTGGAAGCTATAGTTGTTGCTATAGAAGCATTAGCAGTTCCATTAAAAGAAGCACTACCAGTAATATCTCCAGTTAATTGTATATCTCTACTGTTAGCCAAACTAACAGAACTACCTGTCACGTTTGCTTGTAATGTACCGACTGATATAGATAAATTACCTGTGCTATCTGCTGTTGCTGTTGTTGTTCCTACTATAAATTGATCTACACTTTCATCCCAACCAATAAAAGCATTATTACCTGTGCTACCTCTTTCTATTAATATTCCACAATCATTTCCATTATTACTAGCACCACTATTTAATTCAAGAATATTATCAGTGACAGTTGTATTAGTAGTGCTGACAGATGTAGTAGTTCCATTAACAGTTAAGTTGCCAGACACTATTACGTTGCTACTAAAAGTCTTTGCACCACCAATAGTCTGGGACGTTTCTAAATCACAGAAAGCACCTACTCCTCCTACTTTGACTACACTTGCAGCAATATCGCCACTTGTTCCCTTACCTATATAAAGTATTTCATTATTTTCTGTAAAGGCAAGTTCAGCGTTTACTAAGCGACTTCCAGCATCACTTTGATCAGGTGCTGTAGATCCTGTAGATCTTTTAATTCGTAATTGAGCCATGTTTTAAAAGGAACCTCCGTCCACGATTGTAAGTTTAGTAGTTGTTGAATCTGCTTTAAATTTAGCAGAACTTGAATCATAGTAAACAACAGATCCATCTACTTTATTAGTTGAGTCTATTGTAAACCCAGAACCAACACCGCTATCAATAATCTCTTGCATACTAAACAAGAGTTGATTTGCATTATTATCTAAATCTGCTTCTGTAAGAACACTACCGTCAACAAAATCTACTTTTTTAGAACTGACATTAGTATTTCTTTGAAACTTAATAGCAACACTATTAGCAGGTTCATTACCACTGGTAAATGTAATCTGTGAAGCACTGGTAAATGTGTAATGTGTGTTTATAGTTTTTAAGACACCACCGACAGTAACATCTACATCTGATTCAGTTAAGTATGAGAAAGAGATACTGAAAGGACCAGCAGTACCATTACCAGTATGGTTTGTAAAAGATGCAGCAGTGTTAGTAGCCATAATTAATTAGAAGACAAGGCTCTGATTTTTTGAATTTCATCATTGTATTTATTATATATCTCTAGTTTTTTATTTCTTTGTTTGTTTCTAGTATCTGCTGGTTGTTTTCTTATCCAAGCATCTTCTCCTTCGTTAATGTAGTAATTATTAATTTTATTAAATTCTTTTGTTAATAAGTTTACTGCTACTGGTGAGTTTAAAATTCCATTTTTTCTTATTACTTCTATGTTTTCTTTATAAAATTTACTGTTAATAAAAGCAGTCATAGCCTGTTTTATATTCCTATTTCCATATTCTTGTGATTCTGGAATTATAGTGTTTATTTCTTTTCTAAGTTCTGAATATTCTGTTGTTGTTAATTTAAAAGGTTTTATTTGACTATCTGTTGCCTTACCAGTAATTACATCACTTGGTTCTCTTATTTGTATTCCAGTTTCTATAAGAGCAGTGTAAATAGGGTTATTTTTTGATGTGCTTTTCTTGACAAAACTAAACAAATCAGGACCTAATCGCTCTGGATAAAGCATAGGTTCATCAGTTATATGTTCGTACATAAGAGGTAAGTTACCACCCATACCAGGTACAGTTTCAGACATCTGGTTTAGTAATTTTCTTAAAGCTGCTGCCCCTACAATTTCTTCTCCTTCTTCATCTACAATATCTCCTTTCCTAGCTTTTAAATCACGTTTAGTATTGAAATATTCCCTATCTTCTTCTGAAACACCTAATCCACCTAAGATGTCATCTGGCATCCTTTTAGCATATCTAATGAAATTTGCGTAAGGTGTTCTTGCAGCTAATTGTCTAGCAATAAAATCTTCTCGTTTTGTTTCATCATAAAACAACTGAGATGCTTCATAAATCTGTCTTGTATAACTACGATCTATAAGATTACGACTAAATGCAGTTACAAAACCTGCGGTAAATTCATCATATTCATCTGGTCTTAGCCAAGGTGCTATATGGGAGAAATCAACCATTAATCCTATCCATGTAGATAAAGGATCAATCCTTTCATAAGAGGTATATTTATATACTGGCTTGCCATCTTCACCAAATTTAGGAGTGCCATCTTCATTCTTTTGCAAATGACCAATACTGTATGGTCTCCATCCATTTTTATATAAGTTTTTCCATATTGCTCTGCCTTCCTTTGTTTTCCAATCAGGACCACCACCTGTAAGTATTGTACCTGCTGGATTATTAGGATCTCTTGGTTTTACCCAAGATGCAGCACCCATCGTAAATAGTGTCAGACCTAAAGCATTAGCAAGTCTTTGTTGCCCTCTTGCCTGATTTCTTACACCAGGATCAACACTTTGCAGATCATTCTTTAATTGTTTTTGTAGATAGCTTAGTCCAGGTGTTCTTCTTAATTGCCTTTTCATTATGTTGGTTGGAGTACGAACAAAAGCCATTAATCCTCTTATAAGAGGTACTCTATTAGCTAATTTATTTAAGGAATTAGCGGTTTCACTAAAGCCAATATATCCATCGGTGCGGATGTCTTCTGTAAAGGTGCTTCGTTTTGCAAATTCTTGTGATCGTTTAAGAATCCTTGCTGTAACAGGATCTTTTATCGCTTTTCCACTATTAGTAGCGTAATATTCAAGAATTGCGTCAACATGACCTTTAATATAGTTATCTAAGTCTTTACCCTTTTTACCTAACTGTACTCCTTCTATATGCCCTTGATAATGAATATGACCGATAAGGTTTGGAGACTGTACCAAGGCATCAACAGATGTCATTAGTTGGCTAGGTAATCTAATGACTTTTCCAGCACGATTAATATTTTTACCAACAAAACCAGGATCATCAGAAGAAATAACAAATCGTTCTTGATAATCAGCTTTTAACGACCCTCTGTTAATGTAGTTCTCACTCATATCCCATGATTTTTTAAATGCTTTTGTATAAAAACTACGTTCTGAATGAAGTTTCATAAAATGTCTTATGGCAGCATCTAATTCAGTACGACTACCTGCACCTAAAGCAAGTTCAAAAGCTGAAGTATAAGTTTCTATTATTCCTGATACAAAGTTTACTTCGTTTGTTCCTGGTGCAGATAACAAAGCATTGATACCAATCTCATTAAAGATTCTCATGCCTTTATTAAAACTACTTAATGTTCTATCTAATATTCCTGATCTATACAAAGCTGATAATGTTTCTACACTGTCACCCATCATTTGTGACTGTTTAATAGTATTAGTTAATTTATTGATAGCACTGTAATCACCAGTTTCTTTTGCGGTATCTAAAGCTGATAACAAGTTTCTTTTTAAATCCTGTAGTTTTAAACTTTGATCTGAAACATCAAGACTAAGTTCTGTCTGTCCTGTGTTTTGTAATTTGTATTTGCCTTGTGGTGTTAGTTCTGCAAATTCTTCAGCAGATAAACCCTGTGTAGGTATTCTCATTGCACTTAAAGCTGTACCAGCTTCAGTTCTTAATGGAATACTTAAACGCAACCAATCATCTATTTCTGCGATGGAATCGACAAGTTCGTTTATTTTAGTTTCTATAAGCTGACTATCTTTTGAAACATTAATAGCAGATATAAGGTCTTGATTAATTTCCGAGGTTTTTCTTACGGAGAAAGTAATTGATTCGGCAAGAGCATAGTTTAATTCATCTGTTGGCTGTAATCCATATAATTTTGCATAGGTTTTTGCATATCTTTTCAGTTTCTTTTTATTAGCTAGTAACTTAATACCACCATCAATAGTATCTTCAAAAGTTTTTACACCTCTAAAAGCACCTTGATCTGTTAATTCATTAACCCTGTTTACAATCAAATCAAACTGTTTATTGGTATTACTGACTTGTTCTGGGTTTATCTGATTAGGTGTAAACTCAGGATCACCTATATTCTTACCTTTGTCCTTGTTTAATTTAGTAGTAGTAGATGTTTTTGTTTGAAAATTATTTAAATCAACTTTATTAATAGTTAAAGAATTAGCTGGATCAAAATATATTCTTACCTGATGTAATCTTTTTCCTTTACCTGCCTTCTTTCCTCCTTGATGTGTTAGACCACCAAAACCTTCTCTTTGTAATTCTTCTGTAAAAAAACTAAATATATCTGCTGTTGTATTGGCACTTTTTTGATAAGAGTTAGAAGTAAGTTTTATCTCATCATATATTTTTCCAATACTTGCATTAGGTCCAACATCATCTAATACTCTGTCGATTATTTCTGCATAATCACCATCATCAAAACTAAATATTCTTCTTATTTGTTCAATTTTCTCAGGACTTGCAGGTGCATCTAAATCAAAAAACTTAACAGGTTGTTTTTCATTAATTTCATAAACAACACCACTAGGTTTTTCTCCTTTCACTCTGTTTTTCTTTTGATATTTAGCAGCAGTAACTAAATCTTCTGTTACATAGAAACCATCTCCATAAAGATTTTCTACAGCTTTACCAAACTCACCACCTTCTACAAGTTCTATATCATTAGCAGCACCATGATAAAACTTACCTTGACCTCTAGTGTCAGGTATTTGTATATCAACAGATTGTTTTTTATTATCTTTAAGATTTTTTATTCTTTCTTGTTCTTCTTTTAGAGTGCCTGATAACTTTTGATTAGACTTATCTATTTCATTTACATTGATCTGGCTATTTGCTTCATCAATTTTATTTGATAAGTTTTCTAATTCTGCAACATCTGTTTTAGTTAATGCCTGATTAATCTCATCTGCTGATTTACCTTTAAATTTCTTACTAAATTTATCAATAACTTTTGGCAGACCATCAATACTTAATTTAAAACCAGTACCAAAAACAGCACCAATACTCGCAGAATTTCTTAATTCTTCTGCTGTTAAAACCCTTTTTTCATCAATAGCAGTACGAACTGCATTTTCACCAACAGCAAACACCCCTGCCTGTCCAGCAGATTTAGCAACACCTTTCACTCCTTTGGCTGTAGCTCCACCAGGTATCATCTGAAAACCACCTGCTGCTATAGCTTCACCCCAACTGATATTATCTTCACCTCTAATAGCCTTTTGTGATGCTACATTTGCACTAAAACCAGAAGCAAAATTAATTACACCATAACCAAGTATCCCAAAAGGGCCAGCAGCTAATAGAGGTGTTGTAAGAAATTCAGTACCGATACCAGCACCAACCTCAACACCTAGACCTGCTGTTTCTCTTAAAATATTGTTGTTGTTATCAGTATCTTCATCGACATATTTAAAAGACTCGTTGGCAAAATAAGAATTGTTAATTGCATCTTCTTTATTAACAGTCTGATCCCAATCTAAAAAACTTTCAGTCTGTTTAAAAGCATCACTACTGATGTTTAAATCAGGTTGCATAAGATTTGAATCGGTCATCTTTATAGGTTAGAGATTTCTTTACGAGCTTTAATCAAGGTTTTCCTGACTAAATCTGGTTTAATTCTGGCAATATTTCCAGACTTATCATCATCATACCTTCCTTTTCCATCTGGACCTTGTATAACAGCAAATTCAAGAGCCAAATCTTCATGTGCTGCATCTAAATCATCACTTTCTCCTAGTAAATAAGCTGTTAGATTTGGACGTTTTTCACCACCAGTTAACATTCCCCAAAACAGTCTGTCTTGTACCGCAGGTGTCATAATGGCATCACTTTCTATGCCTGCCATTTCTCTTGCTTGTCTTAAAGTACCTTTAATAAATTGATAAGCACCTACAGCAGACACCTTACCTTCCTCTTGCATCTGTTCCATTTCAGCTATTGTCTTACTGGTTATGTCCATCTTGCCTGCTGTGCTTGTAGGGCCACGATTAAAAGCATTGTAAAGACCACTACCTAATGATTCTCCACTTCTTATGAGTTTCGCCAATCCACCAAAGTCAGGTACTGGTTTGCCTTTGTATTTATCAATAAATTTAAGTTCTGGTGCGGGTATTGTTAATTGTTTGCCAACATCTAATCTGTCTGGATTTTCTATTTCATTTATATCTATGAGTTTATCTAATTTAATATCAAATCTATCTGCTATCCCTGATAGTGTATCTCCTGATTTAACGGTATAAGATCTAGGTTTACCTTCTAAATCACCTGCTACAACAGGGCTAGAAAATACATCTGCAATCTTGCTAAACTCCTGACTTGTAAGCCTTTCTTTTATTAATTTAAAAAAGTTTTTTTCTGGTCCATCATCTTTTGGCTCTTCTACTTTTGTTTCCTCCTTTTTAGGTTCTGATGTAATTTCTGTTTCTACAAACTCTTCGTTATAAATTTTTTCTGCATCATCAAAATTCAATCCGTAATCATCTACCAAACCTTGTATTTGAAGTTCTCTTTGTGATTTAAAAACATCAGAAAACTTATCTTTTGCTAGTTCTGCATCTTCTCCTTCAGCATCTCTAAGTTCTGTTAAATCTTTATAATATTCATTTTGTATTTCTCTAAATGTAGTTTCTCTTTCTTTTCCATCTAAACCAGGTACATAAATTTCATCAAGAAAACGTCTATCATAAAAAGTTTTTAAACGTAAATAAGGATCTCTTAAATTAACATTTCCTTGATCCCAATAGATATTACCTTCTTTATCAACCTTACCAATAAGTTTGCTGCCTTCTGTATGAGTTCTTTGTATTTTTGAATCGTAATTAACACCTTTTGATGTACGAGCATCTGCTCTGTTCCAAGACAGTTTGTATCTTTCTTCATCTTCTGGGGTCATGCTAGGACCAATTTGTTTTTTTATTAATTCAAGATCGGTAAACATTCTTGTTCTATCATTTGCATAAAATTGTGTAGCGACTTTACGATCAAATTCATTAAATAATTCATCTCTATCGGTAGCTACTATTTCAATAGTGTCAAAAACAAATTCTCTGAGGTCTGGATTTTCTAATAATAGTTTTTCTGCAAGCTCTATATCATTTGGATTATCTAGTAATAATTGTTGTATTCTTTTTTGTTCTTTTTCTTCAAATTGTTCTTTCTGTAATTCTTTTAGCTCGTTTTCTTTTTTTATCAACCCTATTTCAAAATTCAACATAGTTTCACCATACAAATCACCAACTACTCTTTGCTTGGCAGAACCATCTTTTTGTATTTCTTTAGGTCCATATTTTAATTCTTTTACCAAATCAAGATATTTTGATGCTTCAGCATAACCACCTTGTCCACCTTCTCTACTAATACTAAAGACTCTCGCAGCTTGGTCTTTAATTATTTTTAATAAATTTTCTCCTGATACATTTTCGGTAAAACCTAAATTATAATTCTCTTCAATAACATCCTGAATATTTGTTTGTGCTTGTTCTCTTGTTATTTCACCACTGTCAAATAAAGACCAATTTGTAAATATGTTTTGTTTTAGCTGAGTATTATTTCTTTCTATTTTAAATTCACTATTTTCTTTTAAATGTGTGTTGCTTGTATCTTCTAAGGTTTTAATAAGATTTGGGGTATAAATATCAGCTATAAGTGTAGGTCTTATATTTGGTAAATATTCTTGATTTATACTAGATAATTGCTGTGAAAACTCTTGGTATTCTGGTGAGTCTATATCGTAATGACTAATTGGAATACTTACAGTTTCACCACTTGGTAAGGTTTTAGTAACCTTATAGTTTTGATATAAACTTTTTGCTTTTCTATTAGTATCAAGTGCTAATAATTGTGCATCTCTCTTTTCATATCCATATTGTGCAAATATATTTCCACCAACCAATTGTCTAGCAACATCTTTACCTTCTTTTTTGTTTACTTCTCTTAATACTTTGGATAATTCTTTTTTGCCTTCTTCCATTCTTATTTGCATACCTCTTGCAATTTCTTCTTCTTTTTTTCTTTCTAATTGAGAACCAATAATTTTCTGCAATGAAGGATTTACTGTTGCTAAGGCTGATGCAAGTTCCTCAATACCAGTTTTAGGTTGAACACTAG